CCGCAATGGCTCCTTCGGGGATACTCCCCAGGTGTTTGCTCTCGCAAACTTCCTCAAAACAAATCCCTCAACTAACTTACAAGTATGGAGCCACTATGCATGAGAATCTTGAGTCACTTTGGAAGAAAAACTCGAGGCGCTTACGCTTGTGGCTTATCAGAAGGCTAGTTGGTGGGGGGTTAGACTGGAACACTGAAGCCGCTCTATCCTTGGGAAAGAGTATCGCAAGATACTGCCCTAAAGGAGAGGTTTTGTGTTCACTCGGGCCGGTAAACCGGTTGTTCCCCAATACGGGGGACCCAGTCAGCAGTGAGAGCCCCACAAGGGCTCCCATTGTGATCGAGTGGGAGGTTTTACCTTATGACTTCAAGGTAGTTGATCTCGAAAAGTATCTCGAGACAGGTATCGCAACTGAAGCCCCATAGGTATGACTTCTGGATCTATTGTTCGTGACTTACGCGTTAGTGATGTGGGTTCCTGTGGTCCCGGCAAGGCCGGATTCTACTACAGCAAGTCATGGGACGGTCTCGACCGTACCCCGACGGAACCGAAGGACACACCACACCCTTACACCAGCCAGTTGGTAATGCACTATGACCCGTGGATAAAGTGGATCGATAACTCGAATCCTAACTTCGTCCGTGAGTGCACAGCGTTATCAGCCGGTTGGGCGGCGACCTTCACTCCACAGTGGAGTACCAATCATTACCTGAAGCTATGTAGCAAGCTTCAGGAGAAGATGAGTGGTAGCGATTTCAATCTCGGCGTTACAATTGCCGAATCGCGTCAGTCGTGGGAAACAATAGCAACCGCAGCCACCCGTATACGTCGAGGCCTAAACAGCCTGCTGCGGGGGGACCCCCATCAGAAGATAGAAAAATCTCTTGGTTGGGTGCATTCCTCTCGTAAGATTAGACGCAGAAAAATGACGGTTCGAGCAACTGCTCGAGATTTATCGTCACGGTGGTTAGAGTACAGCTATGCTTGGGTGCCTCTTGTAGTTGATACGTACAATGCTGGTATAGCACTAGCACGTATCTGGGGCGTTCCCGAGACTTTCTCCGCACGTACTTCAAGCTTCGTCGCGAGTTCAAACTCAAACACGGATCGAGAGTATGATGTAGCCGAGCAGATGGAGCGGTTTCAAATAATCGCCACATACGCAAGGCCCGCTGTCACGAATATTCTTGGACTAGAAAGTCCTGAATCCGTGATGTGGGAGAAGTTGCCGTACTCGTTCGTGGCCGACTGGTTTATTCCAATCGGTTCCTACCTTGCTGCACAGAACTACTTTCGTAACTTGTCACAGGCTCAATTTATCGAGACCTATTATCGAACAAGGTACGCCAGAGGACTAAGAAAGATCCCTGGAGCAAAGACGTTAATCGATAATCATGGAGGATATTGGCTGACCGAAGTCGACGTGGTTCGCACCATATCGTCTCAGCTAGTTGTTCCAACTCCAACCTTCAAGTCGTTAGACTCTGTGACATCGTGGAAACACTGTGTCTCAGCTGTAGCCCTGCTAACTAACCGCTTCCTTTAAACAAATGGTGGTAGACCACTCCCTTCCAATGGGTTAATGGAGAAAAATCAATGTCAGGCTTTAACGACATTACCGTCTTCGACGGTGCTGCACCCCCCGTGTCCCACATCCTGAAAGCAATCCGCGTACAGTCCAAACCGGACGGTACAACGAGCGCCCTTTGGGCGGAGCGCCTTGTCGGCGTCCCGTTTGAAGGTCAGGTATCTGTCACTATTGAACAGAAAGTGTTGAACTCGGGTGTAACTCAGACTATTACCACGGCAGACGTTCCAGTGATGGAGTCTATCTCGGGGCAGAATTCATCTGGTTACACTGCAGTCCCCGCCGTGGCGTACGTTGAGCGGAATCGCTGGGTGAATTACAAACACCCTCGGTCCACCGTTGTAACCGCGCGCCTTGGCCGTATGATCCTCACAAACATCAGTAACAACGTTAGTACGACTGTCGCAGCTGCGACCGCCGGACCTTTCGCTGAAGCTGTAGATCAGGTTATCATGCCTGGTTAATGTTTGGACGGCCTGTAGCAATCCTGCTACAGGGACATACACACGAGTAGTACGTTTTTATAGAAAGGTACGAAATGTCTTATCAGATCCTCGTTAAAGGGAAAGCAGTAGATGAAGCCTCAGCAACACTCCGCCACATCGCCCACGCCATCCTCCGAGACTACCCGGAAGGCACCGAAGCGCATCGCCTTCGCTGCAGCATTGATCGCAGTGATTGGGCTAGCGTCATCGGATATGAATTTGATTACCACGGCAATTGGTCTCTTGATGAGCTGATTGACGTGCGTCAGGCAGTCGCATTGTTCCAAAAGAACGATGCGGTTGTAGACCTCGGCATTGACAAAGCCGAGGCCGCACTGACCAAATTCATCCTAGCTGACGATATTTGTAAGCAGACTAACGAGATTATCACCCAGTTTGAGAATGGAAACTTTTGCTTTTCGTCTCCATTGGTGGCCCCCGTACTTCACGAGGCCGCTAAAAGAATCTCAAACGTGTTGGGTGATGTCCCGAAATTAAGCGAGCTGAGAGTAAAGTTTGGCAAGGGGGCGACCGTATCAACTAAAAAACGATACGCGTCTGTACGTCGGAAATTATCAGCCGATGTACACTGTAGTCCAAGCCTTGTACCGTACTTACCTGCCATTGCGGAGGCATTCCCCCATTTACTCAGGGGAACCGCATCGGAGGACGATGACGAGTCATCGGAATACGTTACAGAACTACTTGACGTGACAGTATGTTATGCCAAAGTAGGGTTTGCCCGCAAGAACGTGAAAACACACCGTACAACCGTCACGGAACCCGACATAAATATGTTACTTCAGTTGGGTTACGGCGAAGATGTGCGTGGTAAGTTGTTGAAACGTGCAGGGATTGACATTACGGACCAAACCGTTAACCAACGGAAGGCTCGTGAAGGCTCAATTACTGGGGAAATAGCAACCCTGGACCTGGTTAGTGCTAGTGATCTACAAGCAAGACTGTTAGTTCGCTTTTTAACTCCTATGCAATGGTGGCGTGTCTTAGATGACATTTCATCCCGTACCGTCGTTTTACCTGACGGGTCACTACGGACATTGAGCATGATTAGCTCGATGGGCAATGGCGTTACTTTCCCGCTGGAGACCCTGATTTTCTGGGGAATCACAGCAGCCTGTGTCGATCTTC